AGGGTCTGGCTCTGCTTCCACAGGTTGGTCCGGCTGGTGTTGAACATCAACTGCCGCCCCTGCCAGTCCGTGCGCCATACATTCAGGACGATGGGCGAGGAGCCGTTGGGCGTGACCACAGCAAAGGTGGCTGTGCTTCCGCTGGCCGTACCGAGGCTTTGCAAGGCCACAGGGTTGGCGGTGCTGGCCAGGGTGACGAGGCCGGAGGCGCTGAGGGTGTAGTCCGTGACGGTCACGGCGGCGGCCCCGGTAGGTATGTCGCTCGTGCCCACGGACCCGGTTTCGTTCTGCGGGTGCCACACATAGATCCCGCTGGTGCCATCGCCCAGGTAGTTCGCCACTGAATTGCTGGCGGTGCAGACATAGACGCGGGCGCTCTTGGCCCCGGCCGTCACCGTGGCGGTCACGGAACACTTCCACCATCCATTCGGCAGGGCCGTCACCACCATGGTGGCCCCGCCCTGGAGGTTGGTGACCTGCCCGGTGCTGAGGTCCACGAAGGCGTAGAACCCACCGGCGGCATCCGGGGTGATGCAGGCGTAGCGGCGCTCTCCCTGCTTCAGATAGAAGGTCTGCGTGACCTGCCCCGCCACCTGGGTGATGGACTGAAAAAGGATGTGCGTGCTGTTGGTGGCCGATTCGACCAGCTTGTAGGCCGTGTTGGTGCCATCCGGCGCGGTGGCGGCGTTGGGGGACACGGTGGCGCCGTTGAGGGAGTTCGGAGCCGTCCCCAGGCTTGCGCTCTGCAGCCAGTTGTTCGTCCTCGCCGTGCTGAAAAGCTGATAGGCCCCCTGCCAGTCCGTCCGGTAGATCGTGGGCGTGCCCAGCCCGTTGAACACCGAGGTTCCACCTCCGACGAGCTGATGCATGAGCCTTACTCCATCCCCAACCGCAATGGTTCTCAGGGTGGGGGAGCCCTCACGAGGCGGTGCCCACTCAAAGGCTGTCACGCCGTTGTGGGCCAACAGGAACGCATCGATGGCATCGCAGGTTTCCTGACTCAGCTGAGTCAAGGGGACTTTCCAAACCTGCAGATTCGGATTCAGACCCTTGGGCATTTCCTGTGAGTAGCCTCCCCCGAAGTCCACCCCAAGAATCTCGGGGGCCCGGTCGAGGGACGAATTCAGTGTGGTGGGCCACGTGAAGACGGCCATCGCTACCTCCCATCCAGAGAGCCGCCAGGGCGCTTCTCATCGAGAATCACCCGCACAATTTCCTGCCGCATGCGCTGGGCCAGCTGCAGACCGGCCCCATCTCCGGTCACACTTGCCTTCCCCGATCCAGCGTCCACGGTGATATTGATCTGCCCGATCAATGGCGCCACCCGGGCCCCTTCGCCGGTGCCAGCACCCACCAGGCCCCCCTGGGCAAATCTCGGGACCTGCAGGCCGTTCAGCGCGTGGAAGAGTCCCGCGCCATAGCGCTGGACCGCGGCGGCCTTCACGACAAACTCGCCGTTGCTTAGATAGGCCGGAATGCTGTCGCTGGTGGACGTGCCGGGGCCCGAGATGTAGCCTCCGTCAGCCTGGAACAAATAGGTGGTGATGGCCGCCGCAGCCCGGGCAGCGGCCTGGCGCGCCACGGCCTCGGCGATGGCGCGGCCCAGCTGCTTGAACTTGTCGATCAGACTGGTGGTCTTGTCGCCGATGTTCATCAGGAAGTTGGTGAGGTTCTCCTCAAACGCATCCTTGGCCGTGGTCTTCACCCAGTTGATCTGATCACCAAGCTCCTTGAGGTTGCCCTTCAGCGCCTTCACTGCTTGGGAATTCTGGGCGGCCTTGAGCAGGTCATCCGGATTCCCAGTCAGGTCCGCAAGCTCCTGTTGCTGCTCGGCCACCTGCTCAAGGATGGGGATGAATTCCTGGTAGAGGGCGATCTTTCTCCTGATCGCCTCCTCTTCGGTGATGGCGCCCATGGCGCGCTCATTGTCGATGTTCCCCAGGCTGATGCTCAGGGCCGCCTGGCCCCGCTCAAGGTCCTTGGAGACGTCGCCCAGGCGGGCCCCGGCCACGGCACTTCCCTTGAGCCCCTTGAGCGCCTCACGTTCCTTATCTGTCTTGGCCAGCTGGATCCGCCGGTCGTACTCCACCTCGATGGCCTTGATGCCGGCCTCGCCGGTCCTGCCCTTGGCCTGCGCTAGATCGGCTTCGGCCTTCAGGGCGGCGTCACTGGCCTTTTCTCGCTCATCGCGGGCCTTCCGCTCGAGAGCGTTCAGCTGCTCCTCGCCTTGCTGTCGTTTCAGGCGGATCTGAGCCTGCAGGTCGGCCACCTTCGTCTCGCTGGCGATCTTCTCCGCGGGCGTCATGCCCTTGGTCCGGCCCTTTTCCTCCGCGGCGATCTGGGCTTCCAAGAGAGCGATCTCGTTGGCCGTGCTGGCCTGAATGATCGTCCGGCGGGCCGCCTCGTAGGTGGTGAGGTCGATGAGCCCGCGCCTGTAGAGCTCCTCGGCCAGGGCGCTGAACCCATCCAGATCCGCCTTGGATGCGTCCAGGATGCGCTTGGCCTCTGCAGCAGATGAAGCAGCCAGGGCCTTCTGCCTGGCAGCATCCTGGGCCGCCAGCGCAGCCTTGTCGCCTTCGCCGGCCTTCCCGGCAGGCTTCTCCAACCCCAGGGCCTGGTTGATCCCCGATAGTCTGGCCCGCAACTCCTGGATCTTCAGGTCGGAGTCCACGTCTTTGGAAGTGATCTCTGGAATGGCCTTGGCGGCCTTGGATCCGCCAGCCAGCCGGGCCTGATCCTGCTGAATGCGCCGGGTGGCGCGGAGAGCGGCTTCCTGGTCTGCGATGGCCTGCTCAGTCTTCTGCTTATCCAGCTTGAGGGATTCCTGAGCCTGCTCGCGGGCCGCCTTGATAGCCTCGGCCTTCTCCCGCCAGTCCTTCGTCTCGTCTTTCAGGGCCTTCTGGATATCGGGGCTCATCGAGATGAGCTGATCCTCGATCTCCTTGAGCTTCTTGGAGTGCTTCTCGGCCTCCTTCTTGTTGGTGCCGGCCTTCTCGACGGCCGCAGCCTCCTTGCGGTAGGCGCGCTCCAGCGCCTCGCTGTTCTGGACCATCCGCCCCTTGGAGTCGATGATCCTGAGATCCTCCTGGCGGGACCGCTCCTGGGCCGCCTCCAGCCCCATGACGCCAGCTGCAAGCGCCGAGAGGGCCACGACAGCGATGCCCACCGGACCGAGGCCTACCAGGGCCGTTCCGACGGCACGGATGGCGATGGCGGCTGCAGTAGAGGCGGCCCCCACCACAAGGAACCCGCCGGCGAAAGCCTTGAGCCCCGCCGGAGTTCCGGCCAGAGCTGCCGTAAGCGCGTCGATGCCCTTGGTCAGTCCCGGCAGGACCCCTTGGGCGATCTGAACCGTGGCGCCCTGGGCGGCCAGTTCCAGCCTCTTCATGCTGTCGTTGAAGTCCTGACTGGCCTTGGCCATGTCAGTGGACAGCACCAGACCAAGATCCTCAAGCTTCTTCCGCGCATTCTCGAACCCGCCATTGGCGAGGTCGTTCATGAGCGGGATCATGTTGGCGCCGGATTTCCCAAGCAGGACCATCATGGTGTCGGCCTTGCCTGCCCCATCGGCGAACCGGGCCTGGGCGTTGGCGATCTTCACCAGGGCCTGGTCGAGCGAGAGGCCCTTGAAATCCTCGGCGGTTAGACCCAGGCGGCTGAACGCCTCCACGTCGGCCGCTGCGCCCTGCTCAAGGCCAGTCAGGCTCTTGGCCAGCTTCACCAGGCCCTTTTCGAGGTCCTGGTTGGAAAGGTCGGCCTGCTGCCCCATGTAGGTGAGGACGGAGAGCTGCTCGACGGCCACACCGGTCTTCTGCGCCATCTTGGAGAGCCCGTCGGCGGCCTCGATGGAATTCTTCACGAAGGCGGCGATCTGGCCCGCGGCAAAGATGGTTCCAAGCGCGCCCAGGGTGTCCACGGCATCCTTGCCAGCCTTGCCGGTCTTCTCGGTCTCGGTGCGCACCTTCTTCAGGGCGCTCATGACCTCCTGGATGCCCTCGGCGGTGAGCCTGACCTTGAGGACGTCATCACCCACGTCGGAGCTCCTTGGTTGCCTGGGCCACGGCCTTGCCGTCGGCCATGGAAAAACTTGCGGCCGTGATATCCAGCGCCAACTCCTCACGCTCGATCCGGAGAGCTTCTTTCAGAAAGGCCTGAACCTGCCCCAGGGTCATGCCCTGAACGGCATCCCACGGGTGGCCAGCCTTTACGAGCCGCTGAACAATCTGAGCCCAGGTGAAGGGCTCCTGGTCGTCGGTTGAGGTGGGCGTGTCCCAGATATCCCGATTGAGCGCCAGGACCAGACAGGTCAGGCGTTCGAACTCTTCCTCTGGCAGGGCAACCACCCACTCCCGCGGCTTGCCGCAGGCCGAAGAGACGAGGGAAAGGAAGGCATCCCAGGATTCGGGCGAGACTGTTTCGCCACCAGAGGCGATGAGAATTGCCCAGCCTTCGAGCACGCGCTCGACCAGGCGCAGCTCGCTCACGATAACCGGGCGAACCTCCACGCGCTCCCCGCCGACCACTTCTGGTACGGCGGGGAACAACGCGGAAAGGGTTGTATCAGCCATCGACTAGGTCAGGTTGTAGATGGCGCCGAACTGGCCCAGGACGCCCGTGGAGGGTCTGGCGCTGTCATAGAGCAGCGACCCGTCGAGCGGGAACTTGCCCAACTCGTCGATGATCAGGTCCATAGACTTGGAGGGGGCCATCACGAACCGGAAGAGGTCCACGACCACCGGAGCATTGCTGTTGGCGGTGTTGAGGCCCTCGAAGCGCAGGAAGTATTCCTTCGCCGAGTCGGTGAAAAGGCCCACTTCATTGCTGATCCCGGGGGTGTAGTCCGCCTTGAAGGGCTGGACGAAGGGGCCGCCTGTGGTGAGGTCGAGCAGCTCGATGTGGCCGCCCACCGCGTTCAGCTTGTAGTTGGTGTTGGCGGTCAGGGTCTTGGGGCTGCCGGTGCTGTCCTTGATGACCACGGCACTGGCATTGCGCTTGGCGAAGACCAGGATGTCGCCGACAGCAGCGGTGGTGCTGCCGGCGCCGAGGACTTCACCGGTAATCGCCGAGCCTGCGCTGATGGCGTTGACCGTGCCCCGCAGGGCCATGGCCATGTTCTCCTTGGTAAAGTTCTCCATGGTGATGGAGGCAGTGGCCTTCTTGCCCACGTCCTGGCGGAAGTCCTGCAGGCTCTGCCCGCTGGTGCTTTCCTTGTGCTCGAGCGTGGTCACTTCGAGGGCGATCTTCAGCTCGGGGACGTTGCCGATGTAGCGGAGGTTCTTGGGATTGCCGGATGCATCGCGGAGACCGAGGAACACTCGGCCCTGACCGCGGAAGAAGATGTCAGCCATGGGTCATCCTTTCTCAGGGCCGCGTGGGATCCGCGGCTTGATGGCGGTAGGTGATGAGGTAGTGGAGATCCAGGTCGCCGAAGGGCGCCTGGGAGAGGTTGAATCCCCAGATCTTCTGGGCCGGCTCGATCCGGAGACAGAGCCCGCCGAGGGATTCATCCGACATGACCTGCTGGTGGGTCCACAGCCAGATGGGGTCGAGATCCTGGTCAATGGGGACTTCCGCCGAACCTTTCTCCCACAAGGCGATCTTGGCTGTGAGCGTGGCTTCGGCGGTGTTCCCCTTGCGCTGGAATCCCTCGTCCATCGGGTAGATTGATCCCGCAGGCAACTGGGTGGGGTTCAGTCCACGCATTCGACTGCGGTCGAAAACCAGGCCAGCCGGCTTGGATACCGGCCCGAGGGCGGCCCCGTTGAGGCGGGTCAGGATCTCGGCGAGGATGAGCTGCTCGCGGGAGAGGCTCATGCGAGCTCCAGCGTGACGACGGCCTCGAGACCGTCGCCTTTGCGCAGCGGGCCTTGGCTCACCGCGTAGGCTGTCCCGTCAGCAGTGACGGGGCTTCCCGGCAGCAGGTTGGGAAGGTCGGGGAAGCAGTAGGTGAGCGTGATCTGCTCCACACCGACCTGCGCCTGGTCGGAGTTCCCCCACCCCTGGCCCTCGAAGTCGAGGATGCCGCCAAGGGGCAGGTTGATGCCGCCGAACACCACGTCAACCGCACCAGGGGTGGCAGCGATCATGGCGCGCAGGTCGGTGAGAGCGCTCATGCTAGGGCTCCAACAGCGTCAGAACGCTGCCGAGTTCGGCGGCTTCCGCCTCGGTAGCCTAGACGGTCCGGAGGGATGGTTCCCGGCGTGGGATCGGCCGGAGGGGTGGTTTCCGGCGTGGGATCGGCCGGAGGGGTGGTTTCCGGCGTGGGATCGGCCGGAGGGGCCCCCGGCTCGGGAGCCGGGGGCTGGGGGAGGGGAGTGGTTGCCTTCGCCATGGCTTAGGCCGTCGCGTTGGTCCAGAGGTAGCCCAGGTCGGAGCCGAGGATCAGCTCCTTCACGGACATACCCACCCGGACGCGGGCGCCACCACGGAGGCCGATGTCGCTGTCCTCCATGATCGTGCCGACCACACGGTTCTCGAATTCGGCGGTGAAGCCGAAGGTGATGCCGCGGTTGGTGTCGGCCGTCGGATCGATGTAGAGGAGGGCAGCGTGCTTGCCCCAGGTGCGGGCAAGGCTCGCGGTCTGGCCCTTGCGGGCGCTGTTGACCCAGCTCTCGCCGACCAGCACCTGGTTGAGCTCGAGGGCGTCGGCCACCTGCTGGCGGGTGAGGAGACCCGAATTGCTGGCGGTGCCCAGGACCTNNTTGGTGTTCTGGCGGAGGGCGGTCCAGGTGGCCCGGCCCAGGACCAGGGTGTTGCCCTTCATGGTCATGCCGTCCATGGCGGCCAGGATGACGGCGGCGGGATCGGAGGCAGGATCGGACCACTGCCCGACGCCACTGAGGGTCGCCTTGTTGGCTGCGGCGTAGTTGGCCGCATTGAAGACCGCGTTGGCCACGCGCACTTCCCGGTCCAGGAGGATCAGGTTGGTCAGGTACTCGGTGGCCTTGGCCAGGGGATCGTAACCGAGGCGGGAGGCCTCCGCGTTCTTCATGTCCTTGGAGGGGATGGGATCCTCCAGGCCGTAGTCTTCGGTGGTGGCCGTCAGCATGCTGTTGCCGAACTCGATCTGGTTGACCTTGGACGTGCGGCCGACCCGGGTATCGGGGACGGTGAAGGCATCCTCCTTGGGATAGCTCAGGTAGGAGAAGTTCTCGGTGGGGACCGGGACGATGGGCAGCACCTGGTCGGCGATGAGCGACATGACCGGGTTCTTGTAGGCCAGCGCGATTGCGGTGAGCGAAGGGTTGTAGGTGAAAGCGGTTTTCGCCATGGTGTGGTCTCCTTATCCCTGGAACGAGCCGGGGCTGAGCAGGACGGGGATGATGTCTCCGCTGACGCCGGAGACGAGGGCGGTCCCGATGGTGCGGACGTTGGCGCCGGCGCCGGCTGCGGCGACGATGCCCTGGCCGGTGCCATCGGACATGAGGAGGTCACCCCGAGTGACAGTGCCGCCCAGCTGCAGGTCGGCGATGCCCTCGTGCATGATCTCGACGCTGTCGCCGCTCACCACGCTGACCAGAGGCATGGTGACGCCGATGACCTTGTCGGCACCGGCGGTGGCCACCACGACGCCGTAGTCGGCGGCACCGGGTTTGACGAGGCGGCAGGGGCTGATGGTGCCTTCGGCCGAGTAGGACTTGATGATTTCGCGGTTGCTCATGGGCTTATTCCTTTCCCTTGGCGAGTTCTGCGGCGGCCTGGGCAGCGGTCAGAGTGCGACCCTCCGCGGCGGCCTTCGCGATGTGGGCGGTGATGTCGGCGGCCATGGCCTTCGCATCCTTGGGCTTGGCCTGTTCCTGGAGCTTCTGGTTGGCGGCCTCGGCCTCGAGGGCCAGGGCATCGTCGGATCCGGGGAGCGGATCTGCGCCGGTGTTCGACTTGGCCTTGGCCTGGGCCAGGATGGCGTTCTCGGCGGCGTTGATGGTCAGCGCGGCCGCGCCGGGGGTGGTCTCGCCGTCGAGGGCGAGTTCCATGGCCATGGCTTCGTGACCCGGCAGCGAAGCGGCAAGGCAACCCTTGACGCGCGCGAGCTGGGCTTCGGAACCCTCGGCATGGCCCTCCGCCTTGATGGCGTTGAGCAGATCGGGCGCCTCGGCGGCCAGCTGCTCTCGGGTGATGGGCATGGTGCCCTCCGTGACTTGAGGTTTCAGGGGATGGACGTTGGACTGCTGCGCACCGGCAGTGGTCGGGGTCCAGGAGTTGCGCTCCTCGTTCAGCTGCTTGATCAGGTCGGCCTGCGTGGAAACACCGTCCACAAGGCCGGCCTCGACGGCCTGCTGTCCAAGGAACACACGGCCATCGGCCATGTCAGCCAGGACGGTGTCAACCGACACCCCCCGGAATTTCGCGATCGAATCAACGAACAAGGTGTAGATGTGGTCCAGCTGGCCCTGGATGTAGGTCATCCCCTCCTGGCTGAGGGGGCCGAACTGGGAGGCAATGCGCTTGTAGGCCCCCGCGGTGATCTCGGTGGTCTTCACGCCCCGCTGGGCTTCCGCCTGGGAGATGTCCGTGTGGGCCGTGACGACACCGATGGAGCCGACCTCGGTGGTGTTGCTGGTGATGAAGACCTTCTCGGCAGCGGCTGCAATCCAGTAGGCGGCGCTGCAGACGCAGCCATCGCCCAGCGCCACGATGGGCTTGACCTGGCGCGCGGCGAAAACCGCGTTGGCCAGTTCCTCGGTGCCGTCCACCATGCCACCCGGGCTGTCGATGGAAAGGAGGATCGAGTGGGCCATCCGGTCGTTCAGGGCGGCCTGCAGGTCCTGCTGGGCCAGCTGGCTGGAGGTCATCCCGCAGATGCGATTCCAGGCGCTGTCCACCTTGGTGATCACGCCGCTGATGGAGATGACGGCCACGCCGTCCACCAGCTGATACGGGTCCCGCTCAGAGCCGACGGGGCGGCCGGTGGCGGCCTCCCAGGCCCTCAGGTCGAGCTTCTCGCGGCGGGTATGGGCGAAATACAGCTCGCGGATCTCCTGGACCCTGCTCCCGGCCATGGCCCAGGCTCCGTTCAGGATGTCGAGGATGCGCATGTGGGCTCCTAGCCTTCAGTCGTGGCGAGCTTGAGGAGCAGGGCCCTTCGGGCTTCCTGGTCACTCTGCAGGGGATCGGGCTTGACCGGCGCGAGGCGATCCGATGGCACTGCGGCGCCACCCGGAGCTGGTTTCTGGTCCGAGATCAGTCCGCCCTTTCGGCGCATCGCAACCTCGCGCACGAGACGCGGCGTGTTGTCCTCAAAGTCCCCGTTTCCGAGGCGCATCGTCTGTTCTGCATGGGTGCTGAGGCCGTAGTTGATGAGTTCCTCCGCGGCCAGGACCTCCTTCAGGGGGTCGAGGATGGGCGGGTTATCGCCGACCCACTTGGCGCTGGTGTAGGCCGACCTCAGGAGGGAGCTCTTGAAGAAGCCAGGGGCCTTGATCCGGCCATTTGCCACGTCCTCAGCCATCCAGGCTTCGAACAGGGGCTGGCAGAAGTTCGGGGCCATGAGGTTTTCACGCTCGACCGTGACGAACTTCCAGTACTGGAGCAGGGCCCCGCGGGCCGCGGTGTAGCTGCTGTCGAACTTCTTGAGGAGGACCTCGGGCGGGATCTGAAGCCGCATGGCGACCTGGCCGAGGAGGCTCTTCCAGAAGGGATCGAAGGCGGCATTGGGCCTGGTCGGCTGCACGTTCTCGATCTCTTCGCCTGCGCGCAGGTCAGCCACGATGGCGGGCCCGAGTTCGGCAAACCCCTGTCCGGCCGAGTCCCGCGAAATGGCCCCGCCTAGCGGCCCCGGACCCGACCCGGTCTTCTTGATGACCACCGCAAAGAAGCTGGTGACCACCGCCGCCGCGAGTTCGGCGTCGCTCAGGCGGCTGAGCTGCTTCAGGGTGGTGATGACCGGGGCCAGCAATGGGTAGCCCCTGCGCAGGTCCAGTCGGTTCTCATGCATCAGGGGGAGAACCAGCCGCTGGCCGTCGCTGTCCCAGGCGTTTATGGGGACGAAATCATCCTTGGATAGGGTCACCAGACCCGAGACCGGATGTTTCTTGCAGAACCAGTAGCGGGAGAACCCACCCTGTTCATCGGTCTCCACGCCCTGGGAGAGGATCCCTCCTGCCTCGGCGCGATCGCCATCCCGGCGGCCCGGAGGGGTGAGCAGGCGGTCTCCCTCCACCAGTTGGAACTTGAGCGCCCAGGTGGTGCCAGGATGCCGGCGGCGCGGGAGCAGGGTGTAGCAGTCGCCACGGCTGCAGACCGTGCGGAAGGCCAGGCTCTGCGCCTGGTAGAAGTTGCGGCGCCGGGCGATGTCGCATTCCCGGGCATCGCTCGCCCAGAGGTTGAATCTGGCCTTCACGTCCTCGGCCCATTCCACGGCCTGATCCTGGCCCCAGCCAAGGATCTTGCGGTTGGGCTCGGCTTGGAGGGAGAGGCCGGTACCGATGACGCTCAGGACCTGCTCCTCAATGGCCCCGCCAGCGAGTGAGTCGTTGCGCTCGAGGTCGGAGGCCCGGCCCAGAAGCCAGGGGCGATCGTAGCGCTGCTCATCGTCGGGGCTGGAGGCCAGCGGATTCCAGTTCTTCAGCTCTGGCGTGGCTCGCAGCCCGCCGGCCCAGGCTCCGCCCCCGAAGGCGAGCATGGAGGCCCGGGCCTCCAACCGCTTCTGGCCCCAGGTCGGGGCGAAGTGGCTGATGATCCGGTCCAGGCCGGTGGGCTTCATGCCCTCGCGCATCTGCTTCACCAGTTCGCTGGGCAGATTCAACGCGGCACCCCCGTGTAGAGACGGCTCTGCCCGCTTGCCTGGCCCTTGAGGTCGTCCACCTCGGCCTGAAGCTGACGGATGGTGGCCCTGATCTCAGCCAGGTCGGCTTTCTTCCACTGGCGACCGGCAATCCGGCCCTCCTGGCCGCCTGTGAGGATGGCGGTTTCAGCCTGGATGTATGCATCCAGACGCGCCTGAGCGGATTCGAGAGCCGTTGCCATGGCCCAAGATTCGGGCGAACGGTCGGGTCAAATTGTGCACTTCGGCGGGATAAACTTCACCGCCAGGCCCCCATGCTCCGAATTTGCCGTCCCGGGCTCTGGTTGTAGGTGACCTGCTCCACGGCCTGGGAGGCCGTCTGGGCGAGGGCTTCGAGGTGGATCTTTCCATCCGGGCCGCCCAGGTGGGGGGCAAGGATCTTGGTGATGGTCCACCAGCAGCTGTAGGCATAGCACCAGAGGTCGAGGGCCTCGTTTCGGGGTCTGACCCGCACCCACCGGTAGGAAGTCTTCCGGGTCTTGGTGTCGGTGACGGGCATGCGCTTCTCTGCACCCAGCTGCTCGTGGTACTCGTGACTGGCCCAGGCCGGGATGTGCACGGACTTCGGCGCGTTCGGGTCCAGAGCCAGGCGGCTGAAGAAGACCCGCTTGCAATCGTCGGTGTTGGTCAGGAAGACGCGCTGGGTGTGCTTCCGGCTGCTGGATTCCTCGGCCCAGCCCTTGGAGGCGAGGGTCTCCACGCCCATCTGCGGGAAGATCCACCGATCCGCCCGTGGGGAGCAGAAGTTGAAGACCGCATCGCGCACGTTTCCGTCGCGGGCGTCGATGAAGACGATGTGCGGCTTCATCTGCGCGCCATTCTGGTGCCGCCAGCCCATCAGCAGCCAGTCGTCCAGGTCCTCCCAGACGGGATCCTCCTGGGGGTTGCCGGTGAAGATCTGGAAATCCACCAGGTAGGCCCGCTCATCGGCGGTGAATCCTACGACCTGGGCCTCAAGACGGCCAGGTGCGGCGGTCTGCACGTCCACCTGGACGGCCAGGATCGCCACACCATCTGGGACCACGGCCCGGGGGCGGTCGTCCAGCTCGGCCCGCTTGCGGGTGTCGTTGGGATCTACAGACTCGCCGGGCGCATTGTAGGTTTCGGCCAGGTTCAGGTTGATGAAGGCCTTCAGCTCAAGCTGATCGCCCTGGGCGTCCACCCATTCCTGCGCGAGCTTGGCCCAGTGGCCCAGGAACATGGCGTAGAGGCCGTTGGCGAAGTAGCCCTTCACGCTGGTGATGCCCGGGCGGCGGTGGTGCCAGGCCCCGGCCTCCATCATGGCGACCTTCCAGCGCTCTTCGACCGGGAAGCCACAGCGGACGCAAGCCCATCGGACACTATCCGGCAGCACCTGGTTGTCCTTGTCTTTTTCGTAGGTGAGCAGATACCGCTCGGGCTTGGAGGGATCCCTCCACAGGAAGGGTTCCATGGCGTTGCACTGGGGGCAGGGGCATAGGTAGATGCCCTGGGAGCTGCGGTTGTAGGCCTTCTCGATGCGACTGACCCCCGAGGGCATGCCCGGGGTGCTGCCGATGAGCAGTCGGGCGTCGAAGAACTCGTCCATGCGGCGCCGGACGATCTTGTCGGGGTCGCCTTCATCGGAGACGTCGTTCTTGTAACCGTCAGCCTCGTCCTCGATCACGAACCGGGCGCGGGTGGACCGGAGCTCGCGCGGGTTGCCGGCCGAGGCCACGAAGAAGCTGCCGCCGTTGTTGAACCGTTTGTAGCGGGTGGTGCTGCCCGCTCCCTTGGAGGTGCTCATCCGGAGGCGGCCGGCCAGCTCGGGGGTGGAGTCGATCATCTCCTCGAGGCGATCCTTGCAGTACTGCTCGGCGGTGTCCCTGGACGGCTGGAGCATGAGCATGGCCATGCCGTGCAGGCTGATGCCCCACCCCAGGGCGTTGTTGCAGATCTCCGACCACCCCAAGCGGGTCGCCTTCTGGAAGACCACCTCGCGCACGTCAGGGTCGCAGCAGCTGGCCTGGATCTCCCGCTGGATGGGATCGGCCACCCACTGACCAGGGCGGCCGGAGGCTGAAGGCAGGATCCGGTGGGCGCCGGCCCATTCTTCGATGCTGATGTCGGCAGGTGGAGCCCAGAGCTGGCGCATGCGGTCCTGGGCTGCCTCCAGCTCGACCAAGGCGGAAGGATGGGAGGTGATCATGCGGACTCCTCTTCCTGGATGAGGCTCCGGAGGGACCTGCGGATCTCGGCCCCGCAGCGCGCGGCGGCCTCTGCTCCGATGACGGGCCGGATGCGGGCCTCAATGGCCAGCAGCTCGTGGCGGGCCGGGTTGATGAGGGCGGTCATGGCCTGCTCGTAGTCGGCAACGGTAAGGACCTGCTTACGCTTCGCCGCCAGGTCCAGCTCCGCCATCTCAGCCTTGGCCGTGTCGAAGCGCTCCCGGCCGCTCATCTCGCCATCTGGCCGGGTCGCTCCCGAGGCCAATTTGTCCTGCAGGAACTTCACGTACCAGCGCAGACACTCCAACTCGTCGTAATCCCCCCGCTTCACCTTGGGGAAACCGGCCTCTTTCGCAAGCTGCTGCACTCGCCGCGGCGTGAGGTTGAAACTGTCTGCAATTCGCTGAATTCCCGCCATGTTGCACTCAATCCTTGGGATTTGACGTTATTTAATGGGGGTCGTTTATACTGCTATTTCAATAAACGGATACTGCTGTTCATTGGTCGAAGCGAAATGGGGTTTCAGAAGCCTACGCACTGCCATGGTCGGGGTTCGAATTACC